GTTGGGTACCATTAAATGGACACATTGCAGGCACTTGTGCTAGAACTGATTATCTAGAAGATCCATGGTGGTCGCCAGCTGGTGTTACTCGTGGACAGATTCGAGGTTCAATTGCACTAGCTCTCAATCCAACACAGACAGAACGTGATACACTTTATCGTGCACGAATTAATCCAGTAACAGCCTTCCCAGGAGAGGGTACAATGCTCTTCGGTGATAAGACTGGTTTGGCTCGTAATAGTGCATTTAGTCGTATCAATGTTCGTCGATTGTTCCTTACAATCGAAGAAGCAATCAAAGTTGCTGCTCGATCTGTTCTCTTTGAGTTCAACGATCAGTTTACTCGTGATAGCTTCAAAGCAATGGTTGATCCTTATCTGCGTGATGTTCAGTCTCGCCGCGGTATCATTGATTACCTCGTTGTTTGTGACGAAACAAACAACACAGGTCAGGTCATTGATAACAATGAGTTCCGTGCTGACTTCTACATCAAACCAGCAAGATCAATTAACTTCATTACACTAACCTTCATCGCAACACGAACTGGTGTTGATTTCGCTGAAGTAGTTGGTCGAGCAGGTTAAGGGGGTATTGAATAATGGCTAATTTAAATACGTTTGTTCAAAAACTCGCCGGTGGTGGTGCTCGTGCTAACCAATTTGAAGTAAGTATTACTGGTGGTCCTTTTGCTTCGACAGATTTGTTTACATTTCTATGTCGTGGTGCTCAGATCCCAGCCCAAACAATTGGTGAAGTAGCTGTTCCATATCGTGGTCGTCAGATTTATGTTGCAGGTGATCGTACATTTGATGCGTGGACTGTAACAGTATTCTCTGATGCTGCATGGACACTTCGTGGACAGTTGGAACAGTGGTCTAATCTTATCCAAAATATGGGTTCTGATACCACTGGTGCAACAGCACCAGAAGCTTATTATGGGGAAGCAATTGTACGTCAGTTAGATCGTAACGAAGGTACAATTAACTCATATACATTATTTCAGATTTGGCCCCAAACAGTTGATGCAATTGATTTGGCATATGACACAAACGATGCTGTTGAGGAGTTTGGTGTTACATGGCGATTCAACTACATGACTTCATCTGGAGGCGGTGGCACAGTCTAAATATAATGCCATTCTATTTGTATAAATAGTTATATGGCAGAATTATTTGGATATGAAATAAAGAGGAAGAAAGAGGCGGCAAAGGCTCAGTCCTTTGTCGCCCCTTCCGACGAAGAAGGTACACTAGACATTGCTGGTGGTGCTGGCTTTTTTAGTCAGTATGTCAATTTAGACAAGGCAGCAAAAAACGATTGGGACCTTATTCGTAAGTATCGTACAACGGCAGAGTCTCCAGAGTGCGATCAAGCAATTGAAGATATTGTCAATGAAGCAGTTACGGCAGATGAAACAGACTGTTCCGTAAAACTTGATCTCGACATGGTGAATCTTTCTTCACCAATCAAAAAGAAAATCCTATTAGAGTTTGATGAAGTTCTACGATTGTTAGAATGGAAACATCGTGGTCACGATATTTTTCGACGATGGTATATTGACGGTCGTTTGTTTTACCACAAAATGATTGACGAAAGACAATCAAGAAAAGGTATTACAGAACTTCGCTACATCGATCCAAAGTTTATTAAAAAAGTTCGTTTAGTAGAAAAAGATCGTGGAGAAAAAGCTGATGGTGTTTCTCTTGTAAAACAAGTACAAGAATTTTTTATTTATAACGAGGCAGGTGTATATCCTGGTGTTACAAGTATTGGTAACTCTGGACAAAAAAGTTCTCAAGGACTTAAAGTTTCTCCGGACAGTATCAGTTATGCTACATCGGGTATTTTTAATCCCACAACAAAACAGGTTTATGGTTACTTACAGAAAGCAATTAAACCTGTAAATCAACTTCGAATGATGGAAGATGCTACAGTCATCTATCGCATCAGTCGAGCTCCAGAAAGACGTATTTTTTACATTGATGTTGGCAATCTACCAAAACCAAAGGCAGAGGCTTATCTCAAAGATGTGATGAGTCGTTATCGCAATAAGGTTGTGTATGATGGTTCTACGGGAGAAGTAAAAGACGACCGTAACCAAATGTCAATGCTAGAAGATTTTTGGCTACCAAGACGAGAAGGAGGACGTGGTACAGAAATCACAACTCTTCCAGGTGGTCAGAACCTTGGTGAAATGGAAGACGTAAAGTATTTTCAAGAAAAACTTTATCGATCTTTAAACATTCCAATCTCTCGTTTAATGTCCGACTCAGGATTTAATATGGGTCGATCCGCAGAAATTACACGAGATGAAATTAAATTTACCAAGTTTATTCAACGTCTACGAAAAAGATTTTCTATTCTTTTTCAAGATATTCTCAAAACTCAATGTGTATTAAAAGGTATTATTACACCAGAAGATTGGGACGAAATCAAAGAAAATATCATTTATGATTTTAACGATGATAATCATTTCTTTGAACTCAAAGATGCAGAACTTTTAGAATCTAGAATTAATCAACTCAATACAGTTACAGAATATGTTGGTACTTATTTTTCAGTAGAATGGGTACGAAAAAATATTCTAAAACAAACTCAAGATGAGATTGATACTATTGATAGTCAGATAGAAAAAGAAAAAGCATCTGGTGAGGTTGACCAAGAAGCTGGTATGAACATGGGTGGTCCAAATGGTGGATTTGGTAGTGCTGGTAGTTCACAAGAACCAGAAGAACCAGACTATGAAGATGATGAAATGGACTACGAGGATGACGAAGAAGAAAAATAATTTCTAAAGTTCATTTATTTATAAATATTAGATAAACTATAAAGGAGAGTTATTATGGCAACAACTAGAGATATTGTTACTGCTGTTGCAACAGGTGATTTAAATAAAGCTAATGACGCATTTGATGCAGTCATGCAGGCAAAACAAGACGATGCTTGGGCAAACGCAAAGTTAGATGTTGCTCGTACAGCGTTTGATACTCCTGTAGAAGAACCTGAGACAGAGGAAGAGTAATGAAACTAATATCTGAACACGTTGATAATGTAGAGTATCTGATTGAAGATTCAAAAAGTGGCTCTAAGAATTATCACATCAAAGGTGTGTTCATGCAGGCAGAGATGAAAAATCGCAATGGGCGTATGTATCCTAAGTCTGTTTTGGAAAACGAAGTAAATCGTTACAATAAAGAATATGTAAATCAAAAAAGAGCCTTTGGTGAATTGGGTCATCCAGATGGTCCAACAGTAAATCTCGAAAGAGTATCACATCTAATTACAAAGCTTTATCCAGATGGTAATAATTTTATCGGTGAAGCAAAAATTATGGATACACCTTACGGGAAAATTGTAAAGAATCTTATTGATGAGGGTGCCAAGCTTGGTGTGTCATCAAGAGGTATGGGTTCGTTAGAACCTAAAAGTGGTATGCAGGTAGTCAAAGATGATTTTTATCTTGCTACTGCGGCCGATATCGTTGCAGATCCTTCAGCTCCTAACGCTTTCGTAGAAGGTGTTATGGAAGGTAAAGAGTGGGTCTGGGACAATGGCATTATCAAAGAAATGGATATTGAGTCATATCGTAAAGAATTAGATCGGAAATACGCAAAAAGAGAGGCTATGATTGAAAATCAGGTCAAAGTTTTTAAAGATTTCTTGTCTAAAATTTAAATATGATAAATAACTAATATTACGAAATAACAGGGAGTTATCCAACAATGACAGATATCAACACAGAGCTAGAGCAAATCGCTGACGAGACATTCGTTGACGAAGTGCAACTAGACGAAGTAACTGCAGATGCCCCCAAGAAAGGTGCTGCACCAGCTGAGAAAGGCGGTAGGCTAGAAGGCGAAGTGCAGGACATGGGCGCTGCTGTTGTGTCTCCCGATGCTACTACTGATCCTGGTAAAGAGGCCAGCAAGAAAGTTGCTAAAGCATCTCCTCCAAAGACAAAGCCATCTGATGCATCAGCAAAGATGGAAGAAGTCGAGGAAGATGAAGAAGTAGAAGTTGTTGCTGAAGCTGAAGAGCCAGAAGCAGAAGTGGTAGAGGAAGAGTCGATTGAGGATCGTGTTTCAGCTATGGATCTTTCTGATGACGTTAATGCTTTGACTGAAGGCGATGAGCTTTCGGAAGAGTTTAAGAAAAAGGCCGCTACAGTTTTTGAAGCAGCTATTCGTATGAAACTCAAAGAAGAACTAACTCATCTAGAAGAAAAGTATGCAACGAAACTTGCAACTGAAATCGAAGAAGCACAAGAAGAAATGGCTGAGAAAGTCGATGACTATCTCAACTATGTCGTAGAAGAATGGATGAAGAAGAATGAGGTTGCTGTTGAGCACAAGCTTAAATCAGAAATCGCAGAAGGCTTCATCAAAGGTCTTAAAGGTCTATTTGAAGAAAACAACATTTCTGTTCCTGATGAGCAGTTTGACATGCTTGATGCAGCCGCCGAGAAGGTTGCTGAACTTGAAGGCAAGTTGAACGAAGCTCTAGAGCAGAACGTTGAGCTCACAAAAGTCAATGACGAACTTAAACGTACTGACATTCTACTCGACGTTGCTTCTGATCTAGCTGATACAGAAGTAGAAAAATTTGCCGGTCTAACCGAAAGCGTTGTCTATGAGAACGAGGAAGACTTTCGTGAGAAAGTTACCACAATCAAAGAGTCATACTTTCCTAAGGCTAAAGCAACAACAAGTGATGATACGGCAGCGCCAGTCACAGAAGGAAATGATGTAGAAATTTCCGACGCAATGGCTGTTTATATGTCCGCTATTTCACGATCACACCTCCGTGGAAAAGCGGAAGCATAATTTTACACACCAAAAAGGGAGAAATAAAAAATGTTTCAAACGGAACAACTACAGGAGAAGTGGCAGCCAGTACTAGGCCATCCTGATCTTCCCGAGATCAAAGATAGCTATCGTCGGGCAGTCACTACAGTAATCCTGGAAAACCAAGAGCGTGCAATGCGAGAAGACGCAGCTTTTCTTGCAGAGACAGCTCCAACCAACTCAACAGGTTCGGCCGTTGCAAATTGGGATCCAATCCTAATTTCGCTCGTTCGCCGTGCAATGCCTTCTCTAATTGCTTATGATATCGCTGGCGTTCAGCCAATGACAGGCCCCACAGGTCTTATCTTCGCAATGAAGGCTCGTTACACCTCACAGTCCGGCACTGAAGCTCTATTCAATGAGGCCGATACCGCATTCTCCGGTACAGGCACTCATACGGGCACAGACGTACTCAAGGCTCTAACAACAACTAACTTCGGTACCGGTACAGGTATGTCAACAGCAGCTGCTGAAGCCCTAGGCGACAGTGCTTCTAATGCCTTCGCCGAGATGGCATTCAGCATTGAGAAAGCAACCGTAACTGCAAAGTCACGTGCTCTTAAAGCTGAATACACAATGGAACTTGCTCAGGACCTCAAGGCCATTCATGGTCTAGATGCTGAGACAGAACTTGCTAACATTCTAAGTTCTGAGATCCTTGCTGAAATCAACCGTGAAGTAGTCCGTACGATCTATCGCAATGCCAAGACTGGTGCCGCACAAGACACCACAAACTCTGGTATTTTTGATCTTAATACAGACTCCAACGGTCGTTGGTCTGTTGAGAAGTTCAAAGGTCTTATGTTCGCAATCGAGCGTGATGCTAACGTAATTGCTCGTGACACTCGTCGTGGTAAAGGTAACATCATCCTTTGCTCCGCTGATGTTGCTTCTGCTCTTACAATGGCAGGCCTTCTTGACTACACTTCAGGTCTATCAGATAACCTCAACGTTGACTCCACAGGCAACACATTCGCTGGTACATTGAATGGTCGCTTCAAAGTCTATGTTGATCCTTACATGAACATGGGTGTTCCTTACACAGGTTCAGGTGCTTCTGCTAACCAATACTATGTTGTTGGTTATAAGGGTACTTCCCCATATGACGCAGGTCTTTTCTACTGCCCATACGTCCCACTACAGATGGTTCGTGCAGTAGGTGAGAACAGCTTCCAGCCAAAGATCGGCTTCAAGACACGTTATGGTCTACAAGTCAATCCTTTCGCTGAGAGTTCTGCTCAGACATCTGGTTCCGGCGCAGTTGACAGCAACGTCTACTACCGTCGTGTCCAGGTTGCCAACCTCATGTAAGATTGGTAAAGAAATATTCCATAATATTATTATACTAATAAGTGGAAAATTCGAGGACCCCCACTTCGGTGGGGGTCTTTTTTTATGTCCAGAAAATGATAAATAGTTAAATAAAATTCTATGGAAAATAACTAATGGCGGCAACTGATTTAAGAACGGGTGAATATGGTGGTAGTACCAGCACAGTAGACTCTGGCACAACCAACGCATTAGCTAGACAGCCTAAAGTATTTGATTTTGCTCAATCAAATCAGTTTAAGATTTATCTGCCTATTTTTCCTACTACAGAATGGTTTGTTGTTAGAGCTAACATTCCTGATATAAATTTAGGTCAAACAACACAACCAACTCCCTTTACCGACATTTCGATAGTTGGTGATAAGATTGAATACGGTGATTTTAGTATGACCTTTATGGTCGATGAAAAGTATCACAATTATATGGAAATGTATAATTGGGTAAAAAATATTGGATTTCCTAAGAGTAGAGAACAGTTCAATGATTTGCCAAGACCAGACAACATTAATAGAGGTGCTACTCTAAAACCCACATTAACCGAAAGAGGTGTTGTTAAGAATTCTGTTAGCGATAAGAATTTATATTCGGACATACAACTCACAGTATTAAGTAGTAAAAATAATCCTGTGGTTAATGTTCATATATACGAAGCATTTCCAACATCTTTAGGTTCTATTGAATACAATCAACAAGAATCCGATACAGATTATGTGACCTGTGATGTTTCCTTTGCCTATACTTGGTTTGATATAGAAACAACATAAATAGATCAAGAGGCAGTCATGTTTTCACAGGTCTAGGTTAGGGATCTTCTCACTAAGAATGGTGGAAGCATATTTAAGTTAAAAGGGTGTTAACCTCTGACTGCTTCGCTTTTATATTATGGATAATTTATGAATATTGAAACGCTTTATGAAGAAGTACAACGTGATTTAAAAATAGATGATACTGAACTTGATCTTGAGTCAATCCGAACTCCTCAAATTCATAACAAATATTTAAAATATTTCACACAACAGTCTTTGCAATATAAAAAGTTGCAGGACGATCACAAAGTTTTGTTTCGTAATAAGTGGGAATACTATACGGGCAAAGCTCCAGCAGAAGTTTATGCTGAGAAACCTTTTGACATAAAAGTTCTCAAGGCTGATGTAAGCATATATATGGATGCTGATGAAGAATTACAACTACTTGGTCAAAGAATTGCATATACAAAACAGGTAGTAGAATACTTAGAAAGAATACTAAAGGAGATTAATAACAGAAACTGGAATATTCGTAATACTATAGAATGGAAAAAGTTTTTACACGGTGAATAAAAGTGTCTGTTCAAATTGAAAAATTTAATGAAGCCTATATTAGAATTAAATGTGAACCTTCTACGGCTCAAGAAATTTCAGAATTCTTTACGTTCGAAGTTCCAGGAGCAAAGTTCATGCCCACAGTCAGAAACAGATTGTGGGATGGGCGAGTCAGACTTTTTTCTCCTGGTACTGGTAAAATCTATTACGGACTATTACCATATGTCCAAAAGTTTCTCAAAGATCAAGGTTATCAAGTAGAACTTACTGATGACTTTGATAATGAAA